TGTTAAACTTCCATTGGGTTTGCAGATCGTTGGCATCAAGTAGCGTGTCAATGCTAATGTCATCCCAATCAACACGAAGGTTAGGAGTAAAATCATCTTTGTAATCCTCTAGTAAACGACGCAATGGCTCTAAGCTTGTCTTGGTTCCGTTCACGAACTCAAAGCCGATGTTAGCAACCTGGTCACCCACGTATTGCTGGAACATCTTACCCATTACATCTTCAGCTATCTCTGTCTTAATAGCTTGTGTGTTCTCAATCTTCCGAAACAGATCAGCGTAGGCTGTCTTGGTAGCTGTGGTCATGCTCTGGTTTTGAGCGTAGAACAAAGCCTCAAGGTCAGGCACTGACAGGTCACCGTCATAGGTTTCCATAGCTGTGTCTAACGTCTGTTTAATCTTGCGCATGTCCTTGGTGAATATCTTATCGGGACAGCGAATGCCTTTGTGCTTTTCGTAAAACTCACGATCCAGCAAAGTTTTTAACAAACTAATTTCCATCTGTGTTTCCTAACATCATTCTAAATAGTACTTCCAGTGCAGCGAGGGGCCACATGATAGCGAACCGCCACGGTGCATAGGGGTCATTCTCAGGATCGTGTGACTCTGAGATGTACATGAATAGCGGTATAGCCAACATATACATGAAAAGTATACCGCTCAAAAAGTTAACCATTCTTAGCCTTTCGCTCTAACGCACGTTTGCGTTCTTCCTTAGACATAGAACGGATCACGCGCTGGGGATACTCGCACACGATAGCTGTGTTCCATCTCTTCTGTTCTTCCTCTGCTTCTTCAATAGAGTCAAACAGTCTTGGCTCAGGATGATTGCGAAACATACTAGCGTTCTCTGGTACGTACATCCAATCACCGTCAACGTCTATCATCAAAGCAAACTTTGGATTACTCACTGCTGTCATTGCGTAGTTCCTTCCACGATACAGGAAACAACTGTTCCATCTCTTCATCAATCGCATCAGCTACAAAGCTTGTTTCTGCTTGTGTGTCAGGCTTACAGCGTAGGTTGCACATGTCAGCGAATGCATCTAGGCTACCTGACCAGTACCACTCAGTCATCATAGACTGTGGCAGCACCATACGTGCTTGTTCAGGGCAGATACCCCAATCAATCATCACTTTGTAATGATCTAGCGCATCTCTATACATTGCCTCTGGTCTAATTGGACACCTCAGTTCACCATCACTACCTTGTTTCTTATCTTCGGCACGTCCACGCCAAACATCAGGCATATAAAACTCTGGCTCTTCATCCACATAGCGACGACTTATCTCATTCCATCGCAGGAACTTATGCTTCACAAGTTGCCGTGCTACAAAGAGTGGTGCCTTGACGTGAAAGCTTGCAAAGGCATGACCAAAAGGAGACATGTGTTTATGCTTTGCGAGATACTTGATTAGCCTAGCGTCCTTGTGCTGCAGTACTTTAGGCTCACCCATGTGAACCCTTGGCATGTACTCAGATTTCTTGCCGAAGCTTACACGGGCTGCATTGACTACGTTTAGGTCATCACCCATGCGATCAATTAATGTTACTACAATATCAGTCATCCTGTTTTAGTCCTTCCAAAATTTGGATAGCTTGTTCGTGCGTGATCTTGAACCACTCATTGTTACGCTCACCAAGCTTTGCTGCTAGCTTATGTGCAGCTCTTTCTGTTACGCTACGATCATCAGAGTAGATGTGATGCAGCAAACTGTAGTCACGCATAGGTGAGCTAGTCTGATAACCGTTAAGCCTATCCTCTGCGTCAATAGCCATACCTATCTTGATCCACTCAGGCCAAGCAGGATTAGTGATAGCGTACACGTACCCTTCCTTAACTGTCTCTTGTTTCTGTAGAGCTGCAAAGGCAGCATCGCCAAATGATTTGTAGCGTCCCGGTTTATACAGGGGATGTGTTTTTGGTATATGTTTACCGCCTACGTACATACGCTCAGCGTTTATCTTTTTATTAGTTTCAGCAACGCATGACGTACACTTAAACCAATGCTTATCCATGTATTTCTGATAGCAGTTCTCACCTACTATAAGTTCAACACCACAGTGAATGCAGTTCTTTGTTTCCACGATATCTTTCATAGGACTTCCTTTAACTTTTCGATGTCGTTATCTAAACGATACTTAATATCGTCTTCCAGTTTAAATGCAATCGCCTTGATCCCTGTCCAAGATTCAATCACACGTTTGTACTCCAACGTCTTTGACATAGCGTCGGGGTCTAATGCAACAACTATTTTATCGTACTCTGATATCTTTTCCATGTGTGCTGCAGTTAGCTGTGTCCCTAGGATAGCCATAGCTGTGATGTTCGGAAACTCTTGCCATGCTACTATGGACGATATTACGTCCTCTACCACAAGCAGCGTCCGTCCGTCGCCAATGGTAAAGTAATCTGCTAATCCCGTGTAGCGATACCACTTAGGATATGTGTTAGGACCAATCGCTCTGCCTATAGCGTCGATGATGCGTCCGTCCTTCTTAATCGGAAACACCGCACGTTCAGACTTAACGTCATACATGATGTCACGTGATGATATGCCCCAGCGCCTCATAAAGCGCCACAGTCTAGAGAACTCGTCTTGCGCTGTGGGGTACACCATATACTCTGGTATCTCCATTGTCTGAGCTTCTGCTTTAATCACAGGCTCAGGGTTCATATGTCTGCGTATCTCTGCTGCAGTCATGTCCGTATCAAACTGTCCACCTACATCACAGCCAAGCTTGTAGCAGTTGTACCTTAGTACACCCGTGTCTATGTTAGCGGTGAAGGTATTCCTACCGCCACAGAACGGACAGTTGCCACGCCAATTACCATGCGTTGTCATGTCAGATGCAAACGCTCGATGTTTATGCCAATCAGTCATCATCGTTGTTCCCTCTTGCTGCTAGTGCTTTGCTTGCACCGCTGAATGTATTAACCATGTAAGGCTTTACAGATTGAGGGTTAACATGCCCACTAACCTGCATGATGCCAAACATATCTACACCACCCTCTAGCATTTCTGTGATGGCTGTCCTGCGTAGGTCCATCGCTGTTAGTTCAAGTGGTAGATTAGCTTTGCTCAATACGGCATTGATAAGCTTTGATATCTCGTCAACCTCGTATGGTGTATATGCTCCTGCGCGTGGCTTTATGCGTGGCGCAACAAACTCTTGAAACTCAAAATCCTGCTTTTGTTCGCGTAACATTTTGCATAGTCCCTTGTTAATTGGCAAGTGCACCTCTGCGTTTCGCTTACTCTGCGTAAGGTCCAAGCGACAAGTGTCTAGATCAAGCTTATCCCATGTCATGAGGCGCATGTCACCTACACGCTGCCCCCAATCATATGCCATGTGAACGATCAGACCGATGCTGCGATACTGAAAATCACTGTAAGCTGTATCAAGAAACTTGCGTACCTGCTCACGTGTCCAGCGCACACGGCGTGGCTTCGATGTCACCCCACGTATGAGCGAGCACGGGTTGTGCATCATGTAGTCCCTGCGCATTCCATACTTCCATGCAGCACTGAATGCAGCCTTGCGATAGTTTGCGTTGTATACGCCTGTCTCTACCCACTGCTCGTAGGCAATGTTCATAGTGGAAGCTTTGATCTCGTCTAGCGTATGCTGTGCTAGATGCTTGCGTCCGACTTTGGTCTTGAGAGCATAGCCTAGTTGCTGCTCATATTTCTTCTGTGTCGTACCCTTGAGCCGCTTGAAATCAGCAGATCGCATGTACTCTCTGAATAATGCCTTTAGTGTCATTACCATTGTTTCCTTACTTTCCAGTACACCCAACAGTGGGTGCAGTGATCTTTGCCTAGCAGCCCGTCGATCAGCCAAACTATGTTAAACTTACCGTCCTTCTGCCATTGGTGATTACGTGCACTGAACGTCTGGTTTAACTCACCGCCTAGCAGCACGTTAAGTGTCACGCTTAGGCTTGTTATTACGCGCAGTCCGTAGCGCTTCAATCCAGTGGGTGCAATCGTCATGCGGGTCATCGTTTGTCATCCTTCCCTAAGTCCTTCCATGAGATATACAGGAAATACACAAAGCCTACAGCGTAAGCAATAGCTAACATTGTCATCATCAGAACGGTACTTCCCATACTTCCCCTGCATCCATACGTCGCTTAACGTCTTCTGCTTGTTGCTTGTAGTGGTCAGCATCATCGAACAGTCCTTCCCACTCATGCTCATCAACTATGGACATCAACTGCTTGTGATACGTTGACAGCGGCACAAAGCCATCCAATCGGTAATAAGATTTATCCTTGTGTGACATAGTGCTCCACCTCTACTCGTGCTATATCTTTACTGCTAAGCTTCGAGCGTTTCTTGAACTGCTCGCCATAGCTTGTGGCTTCTTCCTTATTCGCTGTGGTGTACCAACACAAGAGATTTCCGTTAGCACCATAAAACTTTACGCGATACATCATGATATACTCCTACACATTTACCCAAGGGTGGGCGTTGATAACGTACTGAATTTTTATCTCTCCATCAGGCCAATTAGAATACAGCACAGCTAAATAATTTGCAGCGTCTTGCACTTTTTTAATGATGCTATCATCACCATGCACAGTTTCCGTACAATTTACAGGTATTACCGCTATTACATGATTGCTGTGTATAGCCCTACCATCGCGCATAACGTAATCTTGTTGCGTCACATAGATCACAGCGTCGTTATGATCATATGTTTTTATTTTATATGTCTTATCTTCTAGCATGACACTACTTCCTTACTGTTGAATTCAAATACTGCACGAGCGAAGCCACGAGGCGTTGCACTGCGTATATCTTTTGTGCGCTGGGATTTACCCCCAAGCTTTAGGTGTTGTGTGCTATAGCCCGTAGGCTTGCACGTAGGTAAGCGGTGAGGCATACGGAAACCCCCGCCCGTCCATAAGCATGTCTTCTTAGTGTAGCCATCCTTGGGTGCAATGTAGTCGGGCCACCGTGGGTGTTCTGCCTCTGCGTCAGGGATGTATTCGCCATACTCATATGGGTGGAACGTGTAGTTAGGCTTGCGCCACAGCGTTGATAGGCGTGACACAGGGTTCTCTATGAAGTATGGTACCTCCAATGCCTCGAACAGTGAG